GAGAATAGGTGGGCCTTAGCAGGTCCTTTGCCTTTTGTGTGTCTAACCGGGGTAAATCTCCGTTAACCATTGATATTGCTATCGATGATTCACGGTGAACCCCAGAAAACATACAAATCCTCTCGGTTATCTTCTTACCAAGGGTAGCGGCAGCCTGTGAAGTGAAGTTGTTATTTCTTTCGAAATAAACTCTATCATCAAGGGGAAGGGATATTGTTCTTAGGAACAATGGCCACTCACCTTGACCTACCGTATCAATCCGGTAGGCTTCTTTATGAATATTGGTATATAACTCACTAATATGCCCATGGGCATACAGTATAGGTATATATTCAAGGTTCATAAATATAGGCCATTCAGTTAAAGGAATGTCTTCAGATGTTAACTTCATAACAAGGCTTTCCGCATATAAACCAAGCGGTAAGTGTTTGTCACTTAGATAATTTCTTGAAGACTCTTCGAATGCTTCAACAGCTATTGAGGTAAAGACACCGTGACAGTCATAAACTGCCATGTAGTCCGTCCTAATAGGTGGGGAAGTAGACCGAGTATTATACCAGAGTAAAGCAAAAGCTTGATCTGCTGTAATACGGGTCCTTATCATTTTCATGATAACTTCGGAGATAAAAGAGGACTCTTCTATATATGAGAGGAATCTTTTCCTAAGTTTGGAAAAGTCCTTCACATGTATATAATAGTCCTTGCTTAATTCCTTAACTGCCTCACTAATTCCTGACTTAGAAGTCCAACCACGTTCCTCACAGTCAATAAGGAGATTAACCATTCGGTAATACCGTTTGATTGAACTCTTTAATGAGCTTATCGGAAAGGGGGTGATCTCTTTACCATCGAGAAACAATCTCTTCGAAAACTCAAATAGAGTTTTTGACGAGTGTGTCTTTAATGGTGAAAAGGTTACTCCTAAATCGGTAATAGCTTTGGTATATGCTTCTGCCAGAAGACGATCACCAATTACGATGTCGTCCCCGAGCATAACATACTTAGCCTTGTCAAAAGGAATATTTAGTTCCTTACAACAACAGAACACCACGAAGTGATGAGCTAGTGTTGTACTTGGCCAAGAGGAATACATACCCATAGGAGTACCTACTTCATACCTGATTGATTTTTCATGATCAAGCATAAAGGGTTTTTCAACCATTAAGTACTTCCATGAGTCTGCATATTCCTTACCAAACCTGATTGACAATATATCGTATACTAAGATTATTGGAAATCTATCAGTAAAGGCTGTTAAGTCAATACTGTAAAATTCCGACCAATCTTTTGTGTACTTTATAAAGTTGGACTGGTTAAAAGTGCAGTCTGCAGGAAGTTTACGCAGGACTCTGTTTAAGTAGATATGGAGAGGGCGGAGTGCAGTTTGGGAGTAATAATCCCCAATTGCCACCACCCTGACCTTATCTTCCTTATCAGGGAAATGTGTAATCCTCCGGCAAATTTTACTTTTCCATGGGAAGTATTCCTTAAGAATATCGATGTTAGTAGATAGAAAAGTTATTACACTGATCAATTTACTCCCACCGATTATTCCTAGGTGATACTTGTCCGTGTCATTAAGGTTATAAAAATCATTCATTGAACTATAGAGAGCATGGTCTTGTGAAGGACCAGTCTTTGTAGTCCAGTGATAATTCTTAAACTTTACTGAACCAGTAAACCTGTAACCAAGTTTAGTATAACCTAAAGTCTCCCAGAATTCTTTTATATATTCGCGCTTATAATTTAGACCACTTGATGGTGTAATTATAGTGCTAATATCTAAAGGTCCTCCGAGACTCGCACCTCTTGTACAATATAATATTGTCAAAGCCAGCCGGATTACTCCGGGTGATCTTGATCTTATATATGGTATAATTGGTCCGAGTACTTTAGGAATACCATCCTTGGTAATAGGACAACCGTCAACAATCTTATTAGGGAACTCTCCGCTAAGGAAGAGCAGTAAAGCAGTTCTCAATTGCTTTACATACGAAAGGAGGAATAAATCCCCCCTATCGCATACCTTCTGAAGCTTATTGACTAAAGGATAAAAGCAGAAGATGCTACAAGGAAGGTTAGAACTTTCTTCAAAGTTTCTAGCTAACCAACTAATAACTACTAAGGCCAATTTCAGTAAGTGTGAAAACTTGCTTATTTTAGCTTTTAATAGTTTCTTAGGTAGTATTTTCATGTTTGTTGGTTGGGTTCTTGATTGAAGTCAAGGAATACCTCTTACGAGGTGGTTCTCTCCCGAAAG